CGACATAAGGCGGAGGCTCCTCGACATAGTGGGGCCGCAGGGCACAAAGAAGGCTCCTGGACCGACATACGGGATAAAGGCCGACATATGGCAGGCCCTGGCCCTCGCTGTGACGGTCTGGGATAGCATGGACTGAGCAACAAGATAATGGGGGATAGGTATCGCGAACCGAAACCCCTGATTCCCGACAGGGAGATCCCCCATTCCTTACTCTTCGGGCTGTCCACAGGGAAGGACAAAAATGCAAGAGAACAATAGGCTGAAATGGGCGCTATGGTACGCTGAAAAGATGCACTTCTCGGTCATTCCCATCATTCCAGGTGATAAAAAGCCGATGATAAAGTGGGAACCATACCAGAAGCAACGAGCCGGAGCAGACCAGATACGGCAATGGTGGGGAAAAGAACCTAAGGCCAACATAGGCATCGTTACCGGCAGGATTTCCAATCTCGCCGTCGTCGATTTAGATAGATACGCACCCGATTACTCCGAAGAGACAGCCCTCCAATACTTCCCGGATTCCATCGTTACTCCCTGCGTTGAGACGCCACGAGGTGGCCATCACCTCTATTTCACATGCCCGGAGCAAGACATCACAATCAACGCCAGAGCACTACCAGGGATAGACCTGCGCGCAAACGGCGGGTATATCGTCGCACCCCCATCAACGAACGGGAATGGGGCAGGCTACAGGTGGATCCTCGGCTTGCCAAGCACGCCTTTAATGCATCTCCCAGATGCATATATAAAAAAAATAAGTACCATATATGGGAGTGTAACAAGTAAGAATAATGAAGCGTTACAATCATTACATTTGTTACATTTGTTACAGGAAGGGAGGCGAGACAACGACCTATTTCACATCTTCACTTGCCTTGCCAAAGGTGGATACGAAAAAGAACTGGCTTACAAACTTGCCGAAATCATTGCGAAAAATTGTTCTCCAGTTTTTGATGTCAAAGAGGCTATCGCCAAAGTTGACAGCGCATATTCGCGATCCGAAAAAAGAACAAGCAATCTAAATGCAGAGGTCAGGGAATGGGTTTTGTTACAAGAGCGTTACATCTATGTTACAGAGTGTTACGAGGCGTTACATTTGTTACATAGTAGCGATAAGACTAATTGTCGTGTTATTTTGCATAGACTTTGCAAAGAGGGGTTACTCGAAAGAATCTCACAAGGCACATTCAGAAAGATAGAGCAGGATTGCTCCGATATAGACATCTGGAATGCGGACACAACCCCCCTTGAAATCAGGTACCCGTTCGAGATTGAATCCTTCGTCGATACCTACCCGAAAAATATCATCGTAATCGCCGGCGAACCCAATGCCGGAAAGACAGCCTTCCTATTGAATTTTGCTCGAAAAAACATGGATATACACGAGGTGATTTATTTCTCCTCGGAGATGGGGGCAATCGAGCTGAGGACACGCCTGCTAAAATTCGGATTGCCGATGGAATCATGGAAAAAAGTTACATGGAAGGAAAGGGCGACTGACTTCGCGGCTATGATTCGCCCTAATGCCATAAATATCATCGATTTCCTCGAAGTGCATGATGAGTTCTACAAGATAGGACTTTTCGTCAAACAGATATTCGACAAACTGGACCAAGGTATCGCCGTCATCGCTATCCAGAAGCCAAAAGGTAGGGATGAAGGCTTAGGAGGCCAGCGCGGTTTAGAAAAGCCTCGCCTTTATCTGGCGATGGAACCTGGTCTTATCAGGATCGTCAAGGCGAAGAACTGGCGCCATGAAATGATTAACCCCAACGGGAAGACGCTGAGGTGGAAACTTGCCGCCGGATGTAAGTTCAAGGTCGAAGGCAACTGGGAAGGCTAAACGCCTTTACAGGGGAATATTTGTGTTAGGCAACCAGACGCTGATAAGACGCACTAAAGCATACTCAAAAGAACAGGCGAAGACTTTTATGATTCAGCAGATCGCAAAGAAGATGAAGGTGTCCAATGTAGCGTGTCTAATGAAAGTATTCGACGGCCATCTCGACAATTTTACCATCGAGGAGGTGTGATGAGGCCGATGACGAACGAACAGATATTGATGCGCAAAATAAAGCTCAAGGAACAGCTCGTCGAGATCACCAAAGCCGAAATAGAAGACCTCAAAAACGAGCTGGAATGCAGACTATGGAGGTCGCTTAACTGCCCGCCGATCACGGAGCGGTAACGACCACAAAAAAAAAAGAAGGCGGTAAGACCATGACGAATACCAACAACCTCGTCGGAAAGAAGGAAATCACAACGTACTGCCGCAGATCGTGGGCGACAATCAAGGCGTGGATCAAAACAGAGCACTTCCCCGCAAAAAAATTGGACGGCGTCTGGGAATCAGATGTCCGCCTGATCGACGAATGGAAAATGGCCCAAATAACCAAACCGTGTCAAGAGTAAATCTTTAACAATAGACGGTCATAGCTGGTCATACGAGTGCAAAGATAGTCCCGCCAAAAAAACCCGTGTTATTCTACCGCCAACACACATCCTCGTCCTGGAGCGGGTACGCGGAAGGACTTGGACAACAACTCAAGAGGACATGAAATATGGCAGGACCAGGAAAGAGGGGAAGGAAAGCAATCGATATCCCCGTCGAAAAGGTCGAAGCGTTGGCCGCCCAAGGGATGACGGATGAGCAAATATGCCATATCATTGGGGTAAGCCACGAAACATTCTACAAAAGACAGCGCGAAAACCCTGAATTGGTGGAGGCTGTAAAAAGAGGGAAGGCCAAAGGTATTGCAACTATTGCGAATGTAATTTTCGAGAAGGCCAAAAACGGCGACTTCGCCAGCGCCGCCTTCTTCCTCGAGCGCCGTTGCGGATGGACGCGAAAAGAGACTTTGCAGCACCAGGGGGATGAAGATCAACCACTGGTGATCGTCATTAAAGAAAAGGCAGATAAGGGGAAATAGGGAAATGGCGGTAATTGCGGGCTCCGGATTCAAAACGAGAATCGAGCTGACCCACGAACAGGGCCAGATTTTCCTGCACCCCGCCAGATGGAAGTGTGTCATTGCCGGCCGTCGCTTCGGAAAGTCCTTTCTGGCCGCCACCTGGCTCCTGGACGCGGCCCTCTCGGCCAAAGACCTGTTATGTTACTATGTCGCGCCAACCTACCGCCAGGCGAAGGAAATCGCCTGGATAACGCTCAAAAGACTCCTGCCCATGAGTTATGTCAATGCCATCAATGAGTCAGAGCTATCAATCACCTTCAAGAATGAATCAAGAATCAAGCTAAAAGGCGCTGAAACCTACGATAGTCTCCGCGGCGTAGGTATCGACCGCCTGGTGATGGACGAATTCGCTGACATTGCCGAAGAGGCGTGGACTGAAGTCCTCCGGCCGGCGATGGCGGACCGGCAGGGCCACGCCCTTTTCATCGGCACCCCGAAAGGGTATAACTGGGCGAAAAAGCTCTACGATTACGCCCGGTCCGACCCTGCGTGGGCCACATGGCATTACACCTCCGAGGAGGGGGGATGGGTCAAGCCGGAGGAGTTGGATACCATCAGAACCCAGATCGGTGCTGTCATGTTCCGCCAGGAGCATCTGGCGGAATTTGTCGACTTGACCACTAACATCTTCCGGCGGGAGTGGTGGAGATATTACCAGGAGACGCCCATCACCCACGGCTGCATCCAATCATGGGACACCGCCTTCAAGAAGGGCAGCGAGAACGATTACAGCGTCTGCACCACCTGGGGCCTCACCAAAAACGCCTATGTCCTTCTCGACATGTGGCGCGGCCAGGTGGAATTCCCGGAACTCAAGCGCCAGGCTCAGGCACTTTATGCCAAACACAAACCATATGCCGTCATCGTCGAGGACAAGGCCAGCGGCCAGAGCCTCATCCAGGAACTGCAGAAGGAAACCGTCATGCCGGTATTCCCGGTCAAGGTGGACTCGGACAAGATCACCCGCGCCAACGCCGCCACCCCCATCATCGAGGCCGGAAAGGTGATGCTGCCCAACGAGGCGCCATGGCTGTTCGATTTCATCGAGGAGATGACGGCATTCCCCGCGGGAGAGCACGACGATATCGTGGACAGCGTAGTCCACGGCCTCAACTATCTGCGGTGGTCGGCCATCGGAGCACCTGAGAAACGATACATCAAGCCGCTGGCCGACATCATGATCGACGCCATCGAGAAGGCGCCGGAACCGGCATATGCGGATTTGACATACCGGGACCAGATAGAGTCGGACAGATTCTGGGAAGGGGAAGAAAGGCAACGAGATGCAATCTTCGATATTCGGTGACCTCGCAATAGTTGTCGGCATCATCCTCGCCGCGGCGGCGCTTTTCATCGCCATGGTGGGATTTGGATTCTACCTGGGACGGAAGACCATCATTCCGTACGAGCGAAAAGCGGAGGTGTTCGACCCAGGCGAACCGGGACTGTTCGAGCACGATCCCTACGAGGTGGCCATGAGCGACCCGAGGGACCTAAAAGACCTCAAGTAGGCAACCAGGGAGGTGATGACGGTGGCCAAGAAAGGTGGATGCGGCAGTAAAGGGAAAGGTGGAAAAGGTAAGTGAGCAAAACGTTAAGCATTTATTGTGAGATATGCAGCGAGAAAATCGCAACGGCAGAGATATCCGCTCTTTCTCTTCCCCTCAAGGGTAGCCAGTTCCTCTCGCCAGATGCTTGGCATGGCTACCCCCCTCCTTTTGAACCCGAGGCGGAGTGGGAGGAGATGAGGTGCCCCCATTGCCGGCGCCGCCCGTTCATATCGGAAACAGCGGTGAAGACGGCAAACGGCATGTACGAGGTGCCGCGGACGGTGGCCCCCGAGGAGGTGGCCCCCGAGGAGGTGGTAATTGAAGCTCAAAGCGGCCCGGAAAGCGGCCCGGAGAAAGGCGAAAAAAGAGGCGGAACGGCAGAGAAAGTATGCTGCCCCGAGTGCGGCAGGGAATTCCAGCACCGAATCGGACTCTCCTCGCACATGAAGAAGCACCGGCGGGACGGTAATGACTTGGGGAAAGCGGCGGCGGCCAAGATGAAGTGCCACATTGAAGCGCAACAGTAGGCAGGATAAAGAGACATGGCAGACAACGTCGTGACATTGGAAAAGGTGGCACAGGGGACAAAAGGACCGGAAGAGTTACTTCCGCCGGAAGGCAAGGGCGAAAAAGTCGCTATTCGCGTCTTTGAAATCTTAAAAGAGATCATCGACCACAAAGAAGCGCTCGGCCTGCCGAAAAGGTGGAACCGCAACTACGAACTAAAGCGCGGCAAGCATTGGAAAAATGCCTCCAGCACGGCGCTGCCGCTGGTTACGGCAAACCTGATCCACGTCAACCGTCTCCGCACCATCAACGTGTTGACAGACAATAGCCCCATTTTCAACGTGGCCCGCCTGGGAGACACGGAACAATACGACGAGGAGGCCTTCGACGACATCCAGAGATGCGCCGACCACTGGTGGAACGAGCAGGAACAGCAGGACGTATTTGAGAGCAGCGTCAACAACGGCGAGGACTACGGCATAGCAATCGAAAAGGTAGTATTTAACCCGGACTTAGAGGAGAGCGGCGAGGTGGACACTATAGTGGTGGATCCGTTCCACTTCGGATTCTACCCGGTGAGCCTCACTAACCCCCGCGACCTACAGAAGAGCGAGGCAGTTCTGCATTATTACCCACTCTCATTGCGGGAGGCAAAGCGCCGCTGGCCGAAGTATGCCGACCGCATCAAGGGCGACGACGACATCCTGAAGGAATTAAGCGACGAACGAACGGAGGTGGCCGCGGGCGGGCGGAAGACGGGCAGCATGCTCACCACCTTTGCCAGCACTGTTCAAAACCTCATCAACTTCAACATGGGGAAGGTGGACGAAAAGATCGACAAGCAGGTGCTGATCGTCGAGGCATGGGTCCACGACTACACAATGATTAAGCGCCGACGGATCGCCGGAGGCGGCGTGGTCGACCCACAGATCGAACTGGCAACCATCGAGGAAGTGGTAGTCGAGGAAATACAGCCGAAATACCCTGGGTTCATCCGATATGTCGTCTGCTGTAACGGCAAGCTCACCTTAGAGGACCGGCCCAACCCCAACATCAACCCCTCTCTGCCCGAGGAAGAGGCCCGGAAGACGTACCTGTGGGATAAATTTCCCTTTGCCGCGGCCAACAGCCATAAAGATACCGCCTCTGCCTGGGGCATGTCGGATGCCGAGCAGTTAGAGCGACTCAACACGGAGTTTGACAAGGCCATCTCGCAGTTCGTCTTGATGAAGGACCGGGCAGCCAGGGCCAAGATCATCAACCCCAGGACCTCCGGCGTCCAGAACATCGAATTCACCAACGACAGAGGCATCATCAACCCGATAAATGCAGAGCAGGGCGCAGGGATTCGGTACCTTGACTACCCCGCCATTCCCGCGGACATCCAGGCCAGCATCAGCCTCTTCCAGGACCTCTTTTTCCGGGTGGCCGGGACTTTCGACCTCGACATTGCCAAAACCAGCGCCAACAACACCCTGGCGTACAAATCCATCGCGGCCCTCATCGAGCAGGCAGCGACCATGATGCGGGGCAAAATACGCAACTATAGCCGCCTCATTAGGGAGCGCGGACGGATGTACGTGTCCATGGTGCAGAACTTCTATACCGAGGAGCGATGGATTACCTACAAGGACGCCAGCGGCAACCAGGTAGCCAAGTCCATCGTCGGCAAAGACCTGCTCATCCCGGCGCGACTGACGGTGGTGGCGGGCTCGACCATGCCCCGGAGCCAAATCCAAGTACGGGAAGAAGCTATTGAACTTTTCCGCCTCGGGGCCATCGACCGCCAAGAACTCTTAGGCAAGCTGGATTGGCCGTCCCGGACGGATGTGGTCGAGAGGATGAATGCCGGACCCTACATGGACCTCTTTGACAAGCTACAGACGGCAGGTCTGTCCCCCAAGGTGCTGCAGACCATCCAGCAGATTGCCGGTACCGAGAAAAAGGACATCGCCAAGGCGATGGAGAAGGGAGAATTGCCGCCCCTCGATGCGGTCCTGCAGCAGGCGTACAGCGGCCGGCCGGTGCCGCCGCCCCAGATCGACCCGATGGAGCAGGCCCAGGCGGCTATCGCCCAGGCCGAGGCGGAACTGAAACTCGCGGAGGCCCGCCGGGCTATCGCCCAGTCCGAAAAGATCGAGGCGGAGAAGGCTCTGGCCGCCGAGCAGATCATGACGGAGCGGGTCAAGCAGCAGGTGGCTTTGGCGGGGACGCGATACGACGAAGAGCTGTTAAAGATCAAGAGGGCAGAAGTCGTCGCCAAGATCGAAAAGGACATCAGACAGGTAGAGAGGGAGGTCATGGACCTCGACACGGATCTTATGCGGCCGCGCAACGAAGAAAAAGCCGGCATCTTCCACGAGCGAGGTGCAGCGAGCGACAACCAGGAGGTACTCGAATAATGCCGACCGTTCTTCCCGGAGAAAGCGAAAAGGATTTTGTAAGCCGCGCCATCCCCATCATCCTCAAGGAGGGGACGACCGACGACCCGAAACAGGCGGCGGCCATCGCC